AAACAGAATACTCTTTTTTGTCCAGCTGTAGCTGAATTTCTGATTGTGCATCCATATATCATATCAGCAACCATTTTAGTTCCTAGATAATCAATATCGTACTCAGCTTGCATTCTTACATTTTGGCTGTAAGCGATGTGCATAGCTGACTTGTGGATACAGTAACCCATAGGAGATACTTGGTCTCCACCGCCACTTGTGTCCATTTCAGTCGCTGCTGTTGTAACAGCTTGAGACATAACTACAGGTATTCCAAATACTGTTGCTATTTGACCTGTTGAGCCAAATCCTGCACCTAATGGAGCAGCTGCAGTACCATAAGATAACTGTACAAGAGATGATAGTGTAGCGTAATGTTGCGGACTTACTATAAGAGTCCAATTTGAAACATCTGGGTCCTCTGGTAATATAGCCTCTAAAATTAATTTAAAGTCTGCATTATTAGCGCTAGCTAGAGTTCCTGATGTAGCGATTTTATTTACAGTACCAGTTGCACTTTGACACGCTGCTAATACTTGTGATTCTAAATAATCATCTATTTTATTAGCTAAAGCATATCCCATTTCTTGAGTATAAATGCTCATTAAGTCGTAATTAGACTGAACTTTAAGAACATCTTCAATTAATGTT